CCCGTGCCGGCGAGCTCGCGCCCCGCGGCATCAAACAGAAGACTCCTATCACTATCGCCCACACTCCTCTTACATCTGCGCAAATGTGGGCTTACCCCGCCACAATCGCCCCTGAGGCGTTTACGCCGAACACGTGCCAGGCTCCTGAGAAGTTCTAGATGCTCCGCATCTAGCGAAGTTCTAAACGCTTGCGCTTTCAAAACCACTGCTTCGCAGCCAGCCGAAGTTCTAGAGCAAAGCCAGAGATGTCCTGCGGCATACGTCAAACCGCTCTAACACGCAGTCGCTGGGACGATGTCCACCAGGCTGATGACCAGCGCATTTCAGGCTATGCCGGTCAATACGCCTTCACGCCCAATCGCACCTGTCCGACAACCTTCCCTATCAACACCACTCTCCGCATCCAGCAGTCGGGTGCGAGTTGGCCACAGGGACAGTGGAAGACGGACGTGGAGTCCAGCCTCCGTGGTGTTGGCCGCCCGCCGACCAAGTGGCGCACAGACAGTCTCCTGTACAACCCCACTACGGATCCGATCACGAACGCCCCTCTTGTGAATGCCCCCGATGAGAACGTCCCGCTCACATTCAACCGCCTCTCCAACCCTCCGTGCACTCTGAGGGCAACAGGCTGGAATCGCTGGGAGAGTCTTCTGCATGACCCGCAGCTGAACTTCGAGACGCCCTTCGACTTCTTCATCCCGAGCCGCAGTCTCGACAAGGAACACTGTAAAACACACGTAGACCCTCAAGCAAAACACCTCCAAGGCTAGATGGAAGTGGCCGCACTCGCAGTCCTAGGTGGAATTGGTTACCTTCTCGCAAGGCAAACAACTCCACGTGGGCCTTATCCTACAAAGTCCCCTGGCTCGAATCCAATTGCTCGGGCAGCGATTGAACGCAAGGAGGGCTTCAACGGTTCCCGTCTAGCCCATACCAGCTCCGCTGGTGAGGGCTTTGCAAACCCCGCAGCCACCGCTGCGCCTGTCACAAGTCTCCGTGGATCCAATCCTCAGCTCGACCTTCGCTATTCGCAGAGCAGCAAGTTTGATGCAGAGCCGAATCCGTCAGATGCCTCGTGGACAATGGCTAAGCCTGTTTTCCAGCCTGTCACCTCCGCCACCCCGCAGGTTCGCATGCTTCCTGCCGGCGTGGAAGCGAACTCCGAGTATACGGAGGCCGAATCTGTCACCAGCTCTCTGTCCGGCCAGAGGATCTCGGCTGCCGACTTCAACCACAACAACATGCAGCCCTTCTTCGGCAGCCGTGTGCGCCAGAATGTCGATCCGAATGCGAACACGAACTACCTCGACAAGTACACGGGTGCCCAGACACTCCAGATCCGCAAGACGGAGATTGAGCCGATGTTCGACAATACCCAGACTCCCTTTGGCAATGTCTATGGAATGGAGAACTCCTCCGATTTCGTCCAGAGCCGCGTGAATGATCCGCGCAATCGCGCCGGCGAGCGCCCCTTTGAGCCGATCAAGGTCGCCGCCGGCGTAGGCGAAGGCTTCTCCTCTACCGGCAAGGGTGGATTCCAGCAGATCGAAGTCAATGACCTGATGCAAAAGAACATCCGCCGCACGGACGATCTCCGCACGGCCAATAACCCGAAGCTCAGCTATTACACTCCGGTCGTTCCTGGTCAGCAGTTCATTGGTAAATCTGCCGACGACGCAGGCGAGGTTCGCAAGTACCGCCCCGACACCTTTTACATTGATGAAAAGGGTGAGCGCTTCGGCGCTGTAGGACAGTCCGAGATGACAAAGGAGCAGAGCCGCCCGATCCAGATTATGCCTCACGTGAGCCGCCCTGAGACAAGCGTGGCCTACGGTGGTCCCGGCGCCAGCCAGGATTTCGGAATGAACTACGTGGTCGGCAGTTACAAGGCTCCGGCTCACACGCAGTTCGGTGGCGCCGGGTTCCGCAACGCCGACGGCTCTGGGTACACAGATGTGCGCGATGACCACGGCGCGGCTTCCTACGAAGTCCGCCCTAACGAGCGCACCTTCACAAGTGAGCGCGGAATGGGTCTGAATCTGACTCCTGCGGAGGCGGGTGCAGTGACCACTCACTTTGAGGATGAGAGCCGCCCCACGCGCCGCAGCGAGATTGTGGGTGCGGCCAACCAGTTCGCCAACGCAACTGGCTATGCCAATGGTGCGCCTGCGATCACGGTATGGGATCCGAATGACATTGCTCGCACGACGGTTCGCGAGGGAACCATCCGCTCTGATCGCTATGGCATTGCCGCCCCCGCCGATGGACCCGGCAAAGCGAAGGTGTATGACCCCGACGATATCGCTCGCCCGACACAGAAGGCGCAGATCAGTGCCAAGTCTGCCTACACGGGCGGTGCAAAGGCGGCGCACGAGCGCTTCACCAGCCACGGTGCGGCCTACAATATGCGTCTGAACCCGAGCAAGCAGCAGATTGCCCGTGGCCGCAAGCCGGCGGGCGGCAACATCCAGCTCTTCAAGGGCGAGGAGCCGAATGTGACGTATCGCAAACTCGACACAGACATCATTAATGACCGCGCGCCGGCGATCAATCGCTCGCTTGACCTTGGACCCGGCTCCGCTGATATTGGCCGCGTCCAGTACCGCGTCCCGCTCAAGCTGGATGTGGCGACTGAGCGCAACCAGCGTGAGATCATCTCCGCAGTCGAGGGCAATCCTCTGATGCAGTCGCTTCACGTGAATGCAGCTATGTAAGTTTAAACACATCCCATATTTTTATGACAAACATAATGACAAGCACACTTTTGATTAGTTCAAGCGAACTTCCAAAGTGGACTTTACGCTACCAATATATTCATTCCGGTTATCGCAATCCAGATCTTCATATGACTCCATATGACTGCTTACGATCACTCACCTTCTTTCACAATGAAACTCTGAACATTTTTACACATCTCTTTGCAACCTTTTATTACACAGGTGTCTTGATAAATCTTGACCCTCCGCCACACGCATCCATCGAAGCAAAGGTAATCCTTTATTTGTCGTGTATTTTTCCTCTTATAATGTTCTTCTTTTCAACAGTAGCCCATACTTTTTACCTCATATCACCGAGAGTTAATGCATTTCTTTGGAAGCTCGATGTTACAGGAATTACGCTCACCTTTTACACAATCCTTTTGTCTGGAGGCTGGGCGGCAGGAGGATTCCAAAGCTCCACACCCTTTTACATCTTCCAATCATTCTGTCTCTCTTGGATTTCTTACTCTATGTATTCACTGTGGGTACACTCAAACTACCGATCCTCTGATGTAATGGGTAGTCTCACTACAACTGTATTTCCTCTTGTTGTACACTTTGCATATCCAGCTCCCCCTGTCATCCAGTTCTATCTAAACACAGGAGCTGCGGCTGCAGCTGTATCGTGTATCGTCTATTTTCTGAGCATCCCAGAGCGTTTTGTAAAAGGAGGGGTTGGCCCCGTTGGGACTAGTCATCACATTCTGCACGTGGGTTCATTCTTTGCTGCACTCCTCCTTTTACAAGGTACGATTGAAGTGGCTAAACACGATCAATACCTAAGGCTCACCGCATAAACACAACTAATGCCCCAGCCAGCCTGGCTTCTCTATGGGCCTCCAGGGTGTGGGAAAACCACCTGGATACTCAGCCACGTCCGTGCCGCCCGCACACGACTCTATCATTGGAATGCGCGCACGGATCGCAGCCTCCGCGAGGGGCGCGAGACTCTCCATCAGCAGGTGCGATCCCAGGAACCGCTCTTTGTCTGGATTGAGGGCGCGGATGATCTGACCTCCGAGGCACAGGCATTTCTGCGACGGATTCTTGAGACGGTGTCACCGGCCGTCCAATGCATCTTGGAATGCCGTGATCCGCAGCGGATTACGCCGGCCATCCAGTCCCGCTGCGAGTGGAAGCAGTGTCCGACACGAAAGAGCTTTCGGCAAGCCCGAAGCGAGCCGCGCACTGAGCCACGAGCCCCCACTCTTACACAGTCCTTCATGGCTGCAGAGAATCCTACGGAGGAGATTCAAGAATTGCTATCAACTCCGCGTTGGCCAGATGCATTGCTGGCTCTGAGAGCTATCGGTGGAGGATCCTCTGCATGGGCTCATGTGTATGCTCTACGAATGGCTGCGCCTGCCGCTGCCGCTGCGGCCACATAGTCCTTCACTCAATCCTCTAACATCTAGAATGGACGCGCCAGAGATTTCCGTCTATGGCGAGGCGAAGGGCGAATACACCCGTCAGCTTTCTGTGTATCTGGTGCCTGTTCTGGAATCCTACATCCTGGGACTTCTGGAGCAGGCGCGCGCGGATGCGCCGAATCCTCAGAAGGTGCTGTGGACGTTTCAAAGTCTGCTCGCCGCCATCCCGGATTGGAATCAGGACAAGGTGATACGTGAAACGGAGCTTCTGCAAAAGGAGTGCAAATGCGATTATTTGGAAGAGCTTCTTACTGCGGTCTTCATTGCGCACACAAAGGTTCTCTCGGCTATTCGCTTGACGACGAAGCAGAAGAAGTTACAGATTACAATCCCGAAGCTCGACCACTTCTTACACCGTCTTCTGTCTGAGGCTGCACGCAGCCTATGGACGAACGCCTACCTGTTTGCGGAGACGAACAGCATCGAGAAGCAGAAGAATCTGCGTCAGGTCTCCGCTCTTCTTCAGGAATCTGTTCTTCAGGCGATTCGCGGACTCCTCCCGGTCAAGAGCATTCTGCGCGAGTATCTCCACGAGGATGGTGAAGAGGAGGAAGAGACTGTTGTAGCTCCTTTACCGACTGAAGTTGTCGCTGCTGAGGAGCCTGAGGTCGAAGTCAAGGCCGAGGCTGAAGTCAAGGCTGAAGTCAAGGCTGAACCTGAAGTCAAGGCTGAACCCGAAGTCAAGGTTGAAGTCAAGGCTGAACCCGAGGTCAAGGCCGAAGTCAAGGCCGAGGCTAACGTTCCTCAGACGATCTACATTGATACCAAGCCCTCTGTTACATTTTCCAACGATCATGTGATGTTTGATTCAAACTCCCTTGATGCAAACGAGATCCAAGATCTTCCATTTGCGGAGGCTGAGAATCGCGAGGACGAAGAGGAAGAGGGTGAGGAAGAGGAGGAGTCCATTAAGATCACAGATGAAGTTCTTCCGATGGATGCGGATGAAGATTTGTCAGCAGATCGTGTATTGCCGATTGAGTACGAGACCTTGGCCTGAAAGACCACGCCTTCGGCTAGCCCCCAGCCGCCTCCTCCCGCGTCCTCCCGCGTCCCCTAACAAAACCGCCGCGCCTTAGAATGGAAGTACCACAGTCCGGTTTCTGGATTGCCATTGTGGTTGGCGGTGCATTAATTGCCGCAGCCTCTGCCGCGCAGCAAATGTGGTTCAAAGATCCCCAGGAACCGTCCGGATTTCGGATCAAGGCGGTTGCTCGTGATTTCTTCATTGGCTCCTTCCTGGCCGCTATTGCGTACATGTTTCTCCCCGAGTCCATCCAATCCTGGGTCACAACCAGCCAGAATGCATTGACAGCAGCGACTGCGGCAGCTCCGATGACATCTCCCGACGTTGAACTTCAAACCGGTCCTGCGCGGTTCTAAGCTGGATCTTCAGCCATAGGCTCTGGCTCTGGCTCTGGCTGCACCACTCCTCTTACATTACTTGTATTAACAAGCACTGCAAGAGCACACTTAATAAGCTCCTCCACGACCGCAATCTCTTCTGCACTCGCTCCTGCACTTCGCATCTCTCCCAACTTGTCACACAGAGCCACCCACGCGGTGAGTAGGTCAGTGTTAAATTCATGTGTTGACATGTTCATTCCCTAACCGAAGGTTGGTTCCCTAACAAAACAGAGGATACATTGTCTTTACGCCGTCGCGACTCACCTTGTACTTGTTAAACAACGTACGGCGAATCTGTTCCTGAGGCTTGGCTCCAAACACAGTCGCCGAGATCTTCTGGTACAGATCAAAGTCAGGAAACCGCTCCGTCCCGTCCTCATCACGCAGAACATTGCAACCATCCTCGTCGAGCAGCCATGTCCAGAGCATATTCCACAGCGGCGACTCCGTCTCGTGAACCGTCCAGCTGCCTTCACAGCTCAGAACATCACCATCTAACCTCTCCACCGGCGGATCAGGAAATACCATATCGATCAAGCTGACCGCGAGGCGGCACAGATCAAAGGACGGATTTGGCTTGAGTGCAGACAACGAATACTGACCTGCCGCATCTCCTCCACGCGCATAATCATCACTTACAAACCACCGATCTCCAACACGGAAAATAGAACGACCGAAATCAATAATACGGAAAATGCGTCCGTAGGTCGGCACACGCCATACAGTTCCATCACGCGCACCATAACATATATATTTCTCCGTCGTTGATGACCAGAGAATATTATTTGTGTGTAGATCGTTGTGAGTAAATCCGAGAACACCTTGCGCGCAGCACAAGGCCGCAATCACCTGAAAGATCCATGCTGTCCAGCGTTCTTCCCATTCCTCTGTACCCATCTCAGCACCCACAGCCTCCTCATCCTCTAACAAATCATCCATAACACCCTCCAACCGTTCCTGGAAGATAAGTAAGACGGGGTAATCCTTGAAGTCTGCGAAGATCTCATCTTCAGACTCATCTTCATCATCAGACTCGGACTCATCCTTCTCGGAGTCGGAGGAAGCCTGAGAACCTGAACCATTAGAAGGAAAGGAGTCAACACTCTCTAGTTCAACCTCTCGGCTATCAGCAGCAGTCGCCTCATAATCAAGTGTTTCATGACTCTTATCGCTGTCAATGGATCCACACGTAAATGGGGAAGAGCGAAGAGAGGAAGCCGGCGTAGATAGATCTTCAGCGCCGTAGGTGTGTAACTTGAAGAGTCCCTGCCTCTGCCGTTCCCAAAACGCCTTATACTTGCGATAACTTTCATAGTCCTCCGTTATGTTGTAGCGATAGGTGGAGGCAACAGCCTTGTAGGATCCGTAGGAGATGCAAAAGTGGGGTGAGATCCCACGCTCTCGGAGTTGGCCAACAAGGTAATTGGCGAGGCCATCCACATAGGCCTGATTCATAGGATTTTCGATCTTCGCCAACCTCCTTTTTACACCTTTCTCAGCATCGGCGTAGTAGTTCTGTAGAGTTCGCGCCGGATCAATCAGATGTGTCACCTTGCAATAGGCGAGTAGAGTTCCTCGCGTCGTCTCCACTCTGCAGACTCCACTCCCGCTCATATCAAGTATGTCTGTAATCTGTGTGTCAGATGCAAGGGTGCCCTCTCGTGTAATCGCCCGCCCGAGAAAGGGCTCCAAGATCGGCGTGATGGACGTGAGAGATGTATAAGTTGATGAAGAAGGTACCCGTAGCTCTTTCCAGGCAGGAAGACTTACCGGAGTCCGCTGAGTCAGACAACTATCAATCGCCGCGGGAGTTACAGAGACATCAGCCATTCTGCTGGGCGTTGCCGCCGAAGGCTAGAGGCATAGACCGCAGGACTAATTCTTCCATGCGGGTTAAGAATCTATAATATGCTGGTTAGCCTAATATAGATATGAGTGACAACGCAGCAGCTCTCAATGTCGGCCTCCGGAAATTTGATATGAAAATGATTCCCCAAGACGCCGTGTGCGTTTTCATCGGCCGCCGTCGTACAGGTAAGTCAACTCTTGTGCGTGACCTGCTCTTTCACCACCAAGAAATGCCACTTGGAACTGTTATCAGTGGTACGGAGGAGTCGAATCAGTTTTACAAGAAACTCATTCCGCCCCTTTTCATTCACGGCGACTACACTCCGGTGATCATCGCCAACTTCTGCAAACGCCAGAAGATGATCATGGCAAAGATTCAAAAGGAACTTGATCAAACCGGCCAAAGTCGTACGGATCCGAGATCCTTCTTAATCATGGACGACTGCTTATATGACGATAGCTGGCTCCACGATCGCAATATTCGTTATCTTTTCTTGAACGGTCGCTGGCTGAAGGTGTTCTTCTTGATTACGATGCAGTACCCTCTTGGTATTCCTCCAATGCTTCGAACCAACGTTGACTACTGCTTTATTCTGCGCGAGCCGTACGTGACAAATCGGAAGCGCATTTTTGAGAACTTCGGTAGTGCTTTTCCGAGCTTCGAGTTCTTCTGTCAGGTGATGGATCAGTGCACTCAGAATTATGAGTGCATTGTGATGAACAACAACTCCCAATCTAACAAACTCGAGGACACCGTGTTCTGGTACAAGGCGGAGATGCACGGCGAGTTCCGCATCGGTGCCCAGGAGTTCTGGAACCACGCCGCTGCCAATACCAAGGATCAGGAGGGCGGTGCAAGCAACGAATATGATGCTACGGCGGCGAAACGCTTGAAGGGACCGCAGATTCAGATTCGCAAATATCCGAACGCGTAGTTAAATGGATCGTGACCTCATTCAGGCTCTTGTGCTGATTCTTATCCTCGGGCTCGCCGTCCTTGCTCTGCGTCGTGGATATGACGAAGGATTCATAGGTGGCGGTGGTGCAACACCGTGCGGAGTTAACATGGCGCCTTGCTCAGATGGCCTGAAGTGTGTGAATGGATTCTGCGCTAGCACGGAGCCTAGGCGTATGTATGAGAAGGCGCCTGTAGAGATTTTACCCGATGGACATGGTGCGCCTTTAATCTAGAGCAAATCCAGAAAGGATGAAGCGTGGTATTATGAAAGTAGCCACATGGTATGCTCTAATTGCACTTATTGTTGCGGTTGCTGTCCTCCCCCTTCTCAAGGCGATGGCGCCGCAGATTTTCCCTGAAGGCTTCCGTGGACGCGAGTATTTTAACGGCGGTGCTCCCGCGCCCGCGTCCGCACCCGCACCCGCCCAGGCGCCTCCTCCCAGTTGTGAGAACAACCCTTGCCCCGAAGGACAGTTCTGCTCGGATCAGAAGCGCTGTGAGCCGCGCTACATCGGCGGCGCCGTTCCCGATGGCTCCGAGTAAATACACACCCCCTTTTACACCGTCTTTCATGTCAACCATGACACATGCTTGAAATGAACTATTTTCTTTTTACGTTTTTACTCCTTCTTGGCAGCCGACTCCATCTTTCTCTGGATCGCCAGATCAGCCGGGCCCGAAAAGAGACCGTCATAGCTTCCAGCTGCAGCCGAGGCGCCACCAGGTCCCGCGGCGGCATTGGTCGCACCCTCCGACGATGTCTCCTTGACCTCCGTGAGTGTCGCTTCAGCCGCGCCCGCGGTACCCACAGTTCCCATACGTTTGCGCTTCTGCTCATTGTAAAACTGGTCACGGGACTCCTCGTTCTCGCGGTACTTCTTCATCAGAGTGTTGAGCTGGTCATTCGCATACTCCTGGTCGACCACCTTGTTGGGATCCGGCTCCCACGCCATCCACTTCCCGACCTGACCGGCGTAGATGTTGAACGTGGGGTCGCTCTTCTGGAGGCGCTTGGCGCGCACCGACGCCTCAGCCTCCGACGAGAAGACACCGCGCACCTTGATGCCACGGATCGTCGTCCGGAAGTTGTTCTTTGCAAAGAACTCCTCCTCCAGGCGCGCAGAGTTCTTGAAGAGGAAGTCCTCATACTCCTGCTGGATATCACCCGGAGTCGCATCCTTCGTCGTCTTACGAATATGCTCCTTGAAGTCCTCCACAACACGGTCGACACGCAGCTCCTGCGAGCGCACGGAGGTGGCGGCGGCCTGAGGTGTCAGAACCACCCCGCCGCTCAGATCCATCTTCTCCAGGCCACCGGCAATCTCCTCCAGCTTCCGGTTCACGGAGGCAACCTGCTCCGCTAGCCACGCCTCCAGCTTGGCCGTGCGCCACTGCAGCTCGTAATCCTTGAGGAACTGCTGGAACTGGTAAACATCCTTACTCGCAAGAACCTTCTCAGGGCTGAGGAAGCTCAGAAGAACAACCTTCTGGCTCGGGATCTCCGTATCTTCTGAGAGGAAGTCCTCGACGGGCTCCTGCGTAGCAGCGGGCGTAGAGGCAGGGGCATCAGTACTCATTCTAAAGTCTGGAGGACACGCGCATTTTAACCCGGCGTCGTTGAACGCAGGGAGTCAAAAAAATCTGAAGTCAGAATATAGAAATGGACGTCAACGATCTTCTGACGCGCATCATCAAGTACCTGGTTGAGGGCATCGCGGTTGCGCTTGCGCTGGTTTTTATCCCGCGCAAGTCGCTCCCGATGGATGAGATCCTGACGGTCACGATCGCCGCGGCCGCCGTCTTCGCGGTTCTTGACATCTTCTCGCCGTCGATCGGCGTCACGGCCCGTCAGGGAGCCGGATTCGGAATCGGCGCAAATCTCGTTGGATTTCCCCGGATGTAAAAAGTTTTTTACTCTAGCTTGAGTTAAGGATAGTTTTTGACAGAATTTTAGCATTATGTCAAAAAATATATCATAAAAGTTTTTAATCTTGGAGAGCCTTTAATTGGGTGTCATACATGTCCTAGATAGTGCCGCCTGCACAGCGGCTCATAGCTCTCTTCACCTCCCACATGAAGAATCTCCCCCATTGTTTTCTTCCCTTTCAAAGCGGCAGAAAACAGCGCCTCCGTCCCATCACCACACCTCTTACACAGAGCCGTAAGTTTGGTCACTGTATCTGCCAAGGGCACAAGCTCTAACAGAGATCCAAACGGCTGCCGATCCGAATCCCCATCCAGCCCGACCACCACGACGTCTTTCCCACTCTTTTCAACTGCATGAAGAACGAAAGCAACTAAGTCAACAAAGAACTGCGCCTCCTCAATGATGATTAGCCGAGCCTCCTCATACTCGGGTGTGCCTAGACATGGCATCAGTCTAAGAACACCGACTGCATCCACACGATCCTTATCATGAGTCACTACATCCCTCACATCACCTACGTTACCGTAACGCGTATCCAGAGCAGATGTAAGAAGAAGTGTCTTCCATCCGAGGGCGCGGGCGCGTCTGACTCGCGCAATGACCGCAGATGATTTGCCAGCGAACATGGGACCGAGAATAAGGTCAAGACGCATTCTGCAGAGGTAGGGACTCACTGCCGCTGGCGACCCACTTAAGTCAAGTTTACCAGGAGCTTTGAAGGAAATATGTCCGCCCAGTTCCAAGAGTTTGTCACCGGTATCCAGCGTCTTCCTGTCCGCGTCGGCTCCGTCAGCCCTGCACAGCAGCAGTACATTCGATCTTTTATGACCGAACACCCCGAGATCCGCACCGTTCTTGAAACCGGCTTCCACATTGGCTTGAGTGCCGCCACCTTCCTGGATATCCGCCCAGACGTCAATGTCATCTCCTTTGACATCTTCTGGTTCGATTACACTCGGCGGGCAAAGCTCCTTCTAGATATCGCCTATCCTGGTCGCAATCTCCTGATCGCTGGCAATTCCATCACATCCTTGCCCACGTGGTTTGCACTATCGGCTGCGCCAAAACCTGATCTTGTCTTCATCGATGGCGGCCACGAGCGCCCTGTTCCGGCCATTGACCTTTATCATATTCTGCGCGAACTCCCTGCAGGGACGTGGGTGATGGTGGATGATTATTGTGAGGAGCACGGCTCTCAAGGTGTTATGGAGGCGGTACACGGGTGTGCGGATCGTGGTGAACTTGTCGAAGTCTCCGCGTACAAGGCGGCCGATCGTGGTTGGGTTATGGGTCGTCGCAGCGGCGTTCCAGCCACTATGCCTCCTGAACTGGCTGGCCTTGACGCACTGCTTCGCGACACGGAATCGCACTATCCTTAGTTGAAAAAGCAGCCACCATACTTTGCTACCATACGTATCTGACGTGGATCACTTATCTTTATAAGTTCAATTGACCAGTTCATAACGTGAAACCATTTATTCTTGTGTAGCTGATAAAATCGCAGAACTCGATTCTCCATTTTATCATCTAGAGTACGCTTTCTCTAAGCTTTACAAAGACTTGATATACTGCCATCCCATATCATGACAAATTTTCTCCCAGATTTTGTCCTGATTGTAGAGTTTATCACGGTTCTTCAGCAGCGGGAAGCACTGTAAATACTCATCCAAATTAAGAAGTTCGCAGAACTTATACAAAACATATGAGTATGACAAAAAGTTGCTGCGAGACTTGGGACAGTGCTTCACAAAAGACGGCTGAATCTCCTTGAACATGTACCGCAGCTTCTCCTCCACTTCCCGAGACATGACCGGCGCAGTTTCGCCGTTAATACGATTCAAGATATACGGTACGTGCTCATAGAAATTGGTGCATTTGAGTTTCTTCAGAATCTCACGAACCTTGGCGGGCTTAATATTGGTTCCCAGACGCTCCTTCCGAAGCTCCCCAAGAATGGCCTGAAAGACATCCTCCGGTATCTCTGTGCTCTCCTTGGCCTGGAACTGGGCAAGCCATTCATTGAAATGGTTAATACGCTTGTAGGCGTAATACGTAACCTCCCGAGGCGGATCCTTGTAGCTGGGCTTATCGCTGTCAATGAGCACGAACTCCTGGTAGCCGCACCCATCACAGAAGAAGAGAGCTTCATTTGCACTGAACATCATCTCCTTCTCACATGTTTCGCAGATACCGTGAGGGTCATCAAAGGCGTTGGTGACCGCTCGAGCGTGTTGTGGATCCACCTTCTGAAGATACTTCTCAAGAAGCTCCTCCCGACCCTGCATTCTTGGGGCTGGGGATGTAAGAGCCACAGGAGATGCCGAAGCTTCTCCTTCCTGCAGAGCCGCGAGAACACTACCTGGCTTAGCCTTCATCACACGGGTCGTTCCCGATGTTTCACCATTTTGAATCTTTTCCTGCAAGTCATAATAGGAATATAAGATCTCCCCGGTCTCAAAGAAATAGTCATACAGCGGCTTCTCTGAGCCCCAATCTTCCTTTTTTCTGCGCAGAACCTCTATTTCTTCTTCCTTCTTTGCCTTAATCACACTATCGGTTGATGCATCACATACCTTTTTAAGAGCTGTGATGGTCGCATCCAGACTCTCAACGTTTTGCTGTTCATTGCGAAGTTGGGACATTTGAACCTGGTGTAAATGGTCGAGTGTTGTCCTACTCTCAGGCGTGCTCCTCTTGGTTTGACGTATTGTAAAGAAGGGGGCAGCCATTCTAAGACCCGTTTCTTGAAAGAGTTTAGACCCTGGGTGTCTGGCCGCCGCGCCGCGCCGCGCCAGTCTCGCTGTCCAGAATTTTTTTCTCCGCAAGGGATATACAAAAATGACGGGTGGTGGTCTTATGCAGCTCGTCGCCTACGGCGCCCAGGACGTTTACCTCACGGGTAACCCCCAGATCACCTTTTTCAAGGTGGTCTACCGCCGCCACACGAACTTCGCGATGGAGTCCATCGAGAACCCGTTCAACGGCAACCCCCGCTTCGGCAACCAGGTCACGTGCACGATCCAGCGCAACGGCGACCTGATCCACCGCATGTACCTGCAGGCCACCCTGCCGGCGGTGACGCTCCAGTCCAGCGACGGCTCTGGTGCCCAGTTCCGCTGGCTCAACTGGGTCGGCCACAACCTGGTCGACTGGGTCGAGCTGCAGATCGGCGGCCAGCGCATCGACAAGCACTATGGCGACTGGCTCCACATCTGGAACGAGCTCACGCAGGAGGCGGGCAAGCAGGCCGGCTACGCCAAGATGGTTGGCAACGTGCCGCAGCTCACCAACCTGCTCGTCCAGGGCGGCGAGCCGTGCGACAACGACTGCGCCGGCGGCGAGCCGAACTCGTCTGGCGAGCTCCTGGGCTGCGCGCCTGAGTACACGCTCTACGTGCCGCTCCAGTTCTGGTTCTGCCGCAACCCTGGCCTGGCGCTCCCGCTGATCGCGCTCCAGTACCACGAGGTGCGCATCAACCTGCAGTTCAACGACCTGCAGAACCTCTGCTGGGACATCACGCCGGCGATCACGAGCAACATGCACACGGTGCGTGACCGCGTGAACGCGGCCAACCTGGTCGCCGCCTCGCTCTACGTCGACTACATCTACCTCGACACGGACGAGCGCCGCAAGTTCGCCCAGGTCTCCCACGAGTACCTGATCGAGACCCTGCAGTTCACGGGCGCCGAGTCCATCAACTCCTCCACGAACAGGCTGAAGCTGAACTTCAACCACCCGTGCAAGGAGCTTGTGTGGGTTGTCCAGCGCGACTCATTCGTCAGCTGCGACGACACGGTCATCAACACCTGGAAGGGCCAGCAGCCGTTCAACTACTCCGACTGGTGGGACCGGTCGGCGCTCGAGTCAGGCTACTCCGTCACGCGCGTCGAGGGCATGGCGGGCAAGAACCCGGTCGTCACGGCGCTCATCCAGCTCAACGGCCACGACCGGTTCACGGTCCGCGAGGGACGCTACTTCAACGAGGTGCAGCCGTACCAGCACCACACCAACGTGCCGGCCGTCGGCATCAACGTGTACTCGTTCGCGCTCTCCCCTGAGCAGCACCAGCCCAGCGGCACGTGCAATCTGTCCCGCATTGATAACACCACGCTCATGCTCACGGTGTCCAACAACGCGGTCGGCACGGCCACGTCCTCGTCTGTCCGCGTCTACGCGACGAACTACAACGTGCTCCGCGTGCTCAGCGGCATGGGTGGACTTGCGTACAGCAACTAGAGAGTGTATTACAACGTATATTTACTTCACATTTTTGAGTTTGATTATCAACTTCAAAAACGTGTGTATGAAAACAACTACTCCCATACAACCTCCAACTCTGCCACCCCTTCCGCCGCCGCCCACGCCAAACACGCATCCAGCGCCCGCTGCCGCCTGTCCATAAAGCTCCCTGCCTTCAAACGCCGACTAAAATGCTTCCAGTGCCATTCAAATGACAGTGCAGCGTGAGAATCCAAGAACCCTCGCACGT